AGCACTGGCCGCACTGGCCGCCGCGCTGACGGTGTCTCCAAAGACCTCTTCCAGATCCGCGACGGCCGCCGCGTTCGTCGCCGAAATCTGTTCGACGCTGACGAGCCGGTTCGTGATCTCTGTGACCGCGATCCGCACCGGGCTTTCCGGCGACAGGTCGCCAGCGACGATCGTCGACGTCGAAACCGTGATCCAGTTGGACGCCAGCACAGGCCTGGACGGATCGCCTATCGGGACCAGGCGGCATTCCAGCGCCTGATCGGGACCGACGCCGTTCGTCACATTGGCCTGGCCCTTGGCGACGTCGTCGATCCGCGTCGGCGCGGCGTCCGTTTCGCCGACCCGGCGCACTTCGGCGCGGATCGCCAGAACGGCCGCATCGACAGCCACGTCCCACTTGAACCGGACCGCTGGGATTGTGCTGGTCTCGCCGGGCAAGGTGAAGGCTTCGGCCTCAACGCCGAGCAGTTGAAGAGCGTCGATTACCTGGGGCGGCGGCGGCGGGGTCGTCGTGTCTTCGACCGGATCGGGCACACCGAAGACTGACGAGGCGATCTCGCGGAGCGTCAGATACATCCGCCAGGTCTCAGGCTGGCGGTAGGCCTGCACCTGATATCGAACGGTCGCGCCGTTGTGGCGTCGGTTGCTCTGCCAGGCGATCCAGTCGCCTTCTTCGAGACCGGCGAACTTCGGCGGCAGGACGATGGACGCACATCGCTCCAGGCGGGCCATCAAGCGCTGGATTTCGATGACCCGGTCAACCTGCTTGGCGTCGGTGACCAGCGGCAGCGACAGCGTCTGCTCGCGCGGGCCGCCATCGGCCTGGATGTCGGTAAGGGAGCGGCGGACTGGCGCGCTGTGGTCCTTGTAGCCGAGCGACGGTTCGATGTAGCGGCCGATGACGGTGTTGATCCGGCCGCCGTCATTGTCCGGCAGGAATCGGCTGAAGCTGACCGGCTCGCCGACCACAAGATCGTCGTCGGTGATGGTGACCACGACGGCCTTTGCCTGGCCAGCCTCGACGTCAACCGAGCCTTCGCGCTGGACGATCTGGCCCGCCATCGCGGCGGCGAACATGCCGTCAACCTCGATGAACTGCTGCGACGCCGAGATCATCCCGTCAGCACAGTAGCGGGGCACGCCGTCAACCATTTCATCGCAGAGATTGGCGTCGGGGATGACGCGCGCCGCAGGCGCCTCTTCCTCCGTCAGGCCGCGCCCGATCAGCAGATAGTTCGGATCGCCGTGATGGCCTTCGGCATAGATACCCCGCGTGTAGGCGTAGCGCAGAATCTTGGCGTTGCGGCTGAACCTGTGGCTCGACCGATCCGCCCAGGTCTGGGGGCTGGGGCCGGTATAGCCGAACCGGGGGTCGAAGCGGGGGTCATAGACCCGCAGCCCGCGAAAGACGAAGCGGATCGCTGGATGGCCCTGAGGCCAGACCTTCTCGTCCACATACCAGTCGATCCAGATGTGCGTGATCCCGACCATACGGTCGGTCGCCGTCCAACCTCCATTCTCCAGGACGTGCTGTGGCGGGGCATGACCGTCTGCGGTGGCCTGACGGAAGTGGAAACTCAGCTTGTTGTTGAACGCCGCCTGCTGACCGTCGCCGACCCATGGATAGAAGGTGTCGTCGATGTAGAAGCCGACCATGCCGTCGATGGCGTGGTCAGCCAGGGCGACACAGCGCGTCACCTTGTCGGTGCCGTACTGACCGCCGAAGTTGAACACATCCACCAGCGAGCCGCCGGTGCAGACCTGCCCGATGGCCGCCTCGCGCTGCGTCTCGCCAAGCGTGAGGGAAAGAATGCTGGCCTGGCGGGCCTGTCCTTGGGTTTTCTTCCCCGCACCGGCGACCATCGAGGCGCCGGAAAGAATCAGGCTGGTGTTGCCGGTCGCGAAGCCGACGACAGCCAAGGCCGTGCCGACGATGCCCTTCACCCCGCCCGCAGCGGGGAAGATCCACTTCGCGACCTTAGACATTCGCGGTCCAGGCCATCAGCAGCGCATGACGGGGTAGACGATAGAGGCCGGTCTCATTCAAACCGACGACCGTCTCGCCTTCGATCAGGACCAGGGCCTCACCGGCTGTCAGCCCACCATCGCCACGCTGAGCCAGGGTGACGGGGATTTCCGTCATGACCTCGCTGACGGCGGCCGCCATCCCTCCGTGCCGGCGAAGGACGCGCGCGGCGCCCAACTCCGTTGTCCATCGGCTGGCGAACCGATCCAGCGGCGAGACGCCGGTCACGGCCGCGATCCCCGCGGAGAAGAACCGGGCGCAGTCGTGGACCTTGGCGCCGGGCCCATAGCCGAACGTCCAGTCCTCGCGGCTTTCCAAGAACGCGATCAGGGCATGGGGATCACGGCTCATAGGTTGATGCCTCCCCGGCGTAGAAAGGAAATGGCGGCCGATTGACCGGGGGGGACGCCCTTGAAGGCCGCGCCCGCTTGTTCTGGCGGCTTGCCCCCGGCGTAGATCGTCTTCTCGCCGGCATAGGAGACGCGCCGCAGAGCGCTGTCGGTCGGGCTGATCAGACGTTGGTCGGCATCGGTCCGCATCCGTTCGGAGCGTCGGCCCTGGCCCCGTGCTGCGCCCTCGATGTTGACCTTGAGGGCCGATGTGCCTTTCGGCGTCTCGTCCAGATCGGCCTTGTCCACCCGGCCCCGGAAATGCACGCGGGCGTCCAGTAAGCGTGTCCCGGCGCCATTGAAGACCAGCCGCCACAGGATCACCGGCACGCGGCGCAGGCTTTCGAGATCGAGATTGGACGCCACGACCGGATCAATGCCCGACAGGGTGAGGCTCAGACCCTGCTCCCCGCCGCCAAGGGCCCCGCCAGACGCCGCCGCGAAGTCGCGATCACCGATGCCCTGGAAGGCGCGGGCGACGCCGTTGTCGGAGAAGGCGAGGGGGCCATGCCCGCTCCAAAGCCCAATCGGATCGTCGCCGCCGAACCAAGCCGCAGCGGACACGACGGCGTTGCCGGCCGCCATCGCAGCCAGCGCCTCGGCGCTATAGATTTTCATGGACTTTGACTCTCTTGAGCCGGCGCCGTTCTCTGCAAGTGCAGGAGGGTGAGATGGCGACGTGGGACGGCGAAACTATCATCGAGATTGACGCGATCTCGAAGGCTGCATTCCATGAAGGCCATCGCATCATCGAGCTAAGATCGGGCGGCGATCCGGTGAGGCTGGCCTTTGCGGAGGAAGCAGCAATCAATACGGCGCTTCAGTTGCTCCAGCAGAAATCGTCAGGGCCTATCGCGGAAGGCTACGGACTGACCCCTCAAGATGTCTTCGTGCATCGCGACGCTCAGGCTGGGTTGGTGATCACGTTCCAGATCGGGTCCCAGGAAAGGATCTCTCTGGTGCTTGGCGAGGCGGTTGAAGCCGCACTGAATGCGAAACTATCGGCGGTCCCGACCTCAACACTGAAACAGCCGAAGCACTGATCATCTTCATGGGAACCTCTAGGCGCGCAGGTCTTGGATCGCTGTGATCCGGCCGGTCATCTGACCGCTGACGTCGGTCGATCCGAAGTCGGTGTCGGGCGTCAGCTTCATCACGCACACCGGATTTTTGACGTAGGCGATGGCGTTGCCAGGAACGAGAGTCGGAAGTGGAGGCTCGATCGCAACAGCAGCGGTTCCGACTCTGGCTTCGAGCAGGCGCGCCTTGGTCCGTCCGTTCGATCCCCAGCGAAACCCAACATAGTCGCCGGTCAGCAGCGTGAAGCCGTTCGGCATGCTGATGGTCAGGACATCGCGGTCATTGTTCAGCGACCAGCCGGTGGCGTCGCCATTGAAGCCCGAGGGGAGGCCGGTCGCACGGTAGGCGCGCGGGACGCGGCGCCGCTGATCGCCGCCGAAGAATGTCCTCTGCGAACCTCGCAGGCTGGTCAGCCATGCCCGCCACTCCTCCATCCGGTCCTCCGACATACCGGCGAGGGACCAGCTTGCGGACCACAGCGGCGACCCTGCCGTCACGCCCCCGATCCCGGCCCCTACCGTGGGAGACATGTAGTCGACCCGGTCCAGCTCGAACGTCTGCACGTTCAGACCATAGGGCAGCATGGGCCTGGGGAAGGTGATGGCCATCAGTAGGCGAACCTTTCCTGGGCATCGCGAACTGCGTTGACGGCAAGGCCAGGAACGTCGCCACGGACGCGGGCTTCGCCGGCGGCGACTTGGCGCTCGATGATCGCCCAAAACTCCGGCGTCATGAGGTTGCCGGTGATGGTGTAGCTGTTGCCGGCGCCGCGACTTCCGATTCCCTGCACAGCATGGGCCGGGATCACGTCCGTTCCCTTGGGCAGGTTTGCCAGGACCTCGCCCGCGTGGACGTAGGCGAGGCCGCCGCCGAAGTTCTCAATGCCGCTGGAGAAGCCGGGGATTTTGCCCTTCAGCCAACTGCCGAAGCCTGCGAACATGCTGCTGCCTGCGCCGCCCGTCGGTGAGCCGCCGCCGAACAATGCATTCGCCAGCGGCTCAGTGATCCCTCGGCGAACTTGGATCGAAAGCAGATCAGCAAGGATTTGCTTGGCGACCTGGGAGAAGGTTTCGCCCAGGCTGCGGGTGTTCATGATCGCATCGACGATGCCGTCGTTCAGCGCATCCAGGCCGTTGGCGGCGATGCGCTCATAAGCTTCCTCGACTTCCTTGGCGTCGTTCAGCGAGCGGTCGCGCCACTCCTCCAGCGGGCTCATCGTGGCCTTGTTGGTGGCTTTGCGCTCGCCCTGGTCGATCTGGTCGAGTTTCCCGAGGGCTTCCGCCAGTCGTTCCGGCGACCATTGCTCCCGTTCGGCCCTCAGCTTTAGGTCTTTGCGGCGCTGTTCCTGCGCCATCTCCAGCATCTCGATCTCGATACGCCGCCGTTCTCCCGCCGTTCGCGCCGCGCCCGATTGAAGGGACAGCAGGTCCGCTGTCAGGTCGGAGAGGGCGCGCTCTTGCGCCAGTCTCTCGTCCGCGAGGTCGCGGCCCAGAAGGTCGCTTCCGATCCGGTCCTCAAGGTTCCGGTTGATCGTGTTCTGAGAGGTCAGTTGATCGAACTCGGACTGGTTCAGATCCTTTCGAGCGAGGCGGCTCTTCAGGTCCGCGTCCTCGCCTGCACGGGCCAGACGAAGCTCCTGTTCTCTGAGATCGTATCGCTGTTGGACCGTCAGAAGATCGTCTTGAGCGATCTGCAACTCGCGCGACTTCAGGCGGTTGATTTCTTCCTGCACACGCTCCGCACGGCGGGCCTCCCGTTCCGCAGATCGGTCTACGCGCTCGCGCCCTGGCGGTGTTACGAGATTTGTGCCGCCCGCCCGGTCCTGTCTGGGCGGGGCGGCGTCGTTGGTCGCAATCTCCACCCTGCGGTTCGCATTGTCCGTCCGGGCGCTGTTTAGGGCCTGGAAGTGTTCGTAAGCATCGACCCCCTGGACCGGGCGAGCGAGATTGTTGACGACGCCGCCGACGTATTCACCAAAGGACACGTCCGGCAAAAACCCGCCGCCGACTGATGGTAGGCGCGGACGGTTGGCGATGGCGGTCAGAGGATTCTGACGGCTGTATTCCGCACCTTCGACTTTGCGGGCTTGAACGATCTGCCCCCGCATCGCATCGGGCGATCCATAGAGGTCGATCAGCGCCTTCTGTTCGGCAGATAGAACTTGATCCTGCCTTCCGAGTCCGCGCCCTGTTCGACGATCAAGTTGGCGCCATTGGTCCAGCGCGTCCGAAAGGCTTCTCGCGAGTTGTGCGACCAGACTGATGGCCGCCACGATGGCCGGAGCCAGATCCAGGAACGCGCCCTTCAGGCTGATGTCGATGACCCTCGACAGTGTCTCAAACTGAGCTTGGGCGTCGGCTCCGCGCCGCACCAACTCAGCATCCATCACAACACCGAGCTTCTGCGCTTCGTCTCGAAGACGCGCGATTTCCCCCGCATTCCCTTTCAGCGCAACCGCTAGAGGACCGAGCCCGAGCCGCCTGGCAATATCGACGCGATCCGTCTCCGACTTCAGGCCCTCGATGCGATCGATGACGAAGTCGAGGGCCTCTTCAGTCGTCTTGAACGACTTGATCTGCTCTGGCGTGATCCGAAGAGCGGCAAAGTCCTTCACCGCTTCCTTCGACAGGCCAGACCCGGCCGCCGCCAGCTTATCGGCGAACGACCCGAGCGCCTGATCGGCCGCGCCTGCGTCTTCCCCGATGCTCACGGCGACGTGGCGAAACTCTTGGAGCAGGTCCGTCGAAACGCCGATTTTCTTCGCACTGTCGGAAATCTCACCCGCTGACTGCATGGCGGCGCGGCCCATGTCGAACAGGGTCTTCGTCACCAGGACCGCGCCGCCGATCAGGGCGCCTGCCGCCAATCCGGCCACAGCCGATCCGCCCGCCAGCCGCCCGAGGCCCGCCGCACCGCTATCTGCCGCAGGGGCAATGTCCGCCACAGCCTCTGCGGTTTCCTTCGCGGCCTCAGCTGTCTGCTTCAGCTCGGGTGCCGTGACACCAGCAGTGCTGGGCTCGCGCACCGAGCGAGGGCCGGCAAGATCGTTAGGCGCCCAGGATTGAACCCCATTGATCGGGTTCGTCGTGAGTGTGTGCGTGGCTTCGGTCGGAATGGTCGGCGTTGGCAGCTTGATCTGCTGGACCTCGCGCGCCTTCTGGGCCAACTGCTCAAGCTCGGCCTTGGCCTTCCCGGCGCCTTTCGCAACAGCCTCGCCGATCTCGGCTCCGGCCTTTTGCATGGAGTCTCGGATGGCGTTGCCAGCCTCGACGCCAGCGGCTTGGGGCTCCTTCAGCGCTGCGGCGGCTTTCTTCGCACCCCTTTCAGTGCCGGTGCCGACGATTTCGCCCAGGTCCGCTTCGGTCTTCTTCGCGCTCTCTAGAATGATGCGCTTGGCATCTTCCAAGTCGGCGGGGATTTTGTCCTTCGACGCTCGGAGTTCGAAGGCGGCCGAGCCGACAACGGGGCTGTCAGTCATGCGACCTCCGTGGATTCACGATGTGTTCGGGGTGACGGCGCAAACGCCGTAGGGCAGGGTCGCAACCCTCACGGGAGGGAAATCATGATCAAAGAGATTGATCGCTTCGTCGTCCGCACTGACGCGGGGCGCGAATACACCGTCACGGTGCTTCAAGAATATATCGACACGTCGAGCTTCGACGGGCCGAGCCAGACCGAGGGCCTAAAGAGCTTCCGGCTGACCAACGGCTGGGCCGCCAACTACATTGACGCCGAAACGGTCAAGATCGTCGAGACTGATGAGATCGCTCGGAAGGTCGGCTAGGGCGACCATCACGCTGTGGCGGTAGCCGGGCGGATACTCGTAAATCCCCGCGCGGATGCGGCGCCCATCGTCGGATAGGGCCAGGTTCCATCGGTCCTTCGGTAGAAGCTGGACCTCGGCGCGGGGGTCGTAGCTCTGCTGGCCTTGGATGGTGCGCATTGTGATCTCCTGAAGTGGATAGGGCGACCCGTGAGGATCGCCCTGTGGCACATCTGCTTTGGTCCTACTGGACAGAAGAAGGCAGGCCATTGCCGATCCACGCCCGCCAAAGCTGACGCAGAAACTGTTTCTCGACGTGGCGCTGCGCCCGATTGTGAGCGTGCGCCTTTGTCTCGACCCTCTCCGCTTCGATCAACTTTCGAGCGTCGTAGTTCGCCTTCAGCGGCCCGCCAGCCTTGATGATGCAAGACCCGATGTTCCACATCACCGCGCGTCGTCCTGGCGAGTAGCCGTGATCGAGGGCCGCAGCTCCCGTGACGCGGCGCTGACGGCCATCACTCATCACCGCCAAGCCCATTCGCTTCCAAAGATGGGCGGGGGAGGGATAACAAGACAGATCTCCTGCCTCGCCGACGATTGCAGCCAGAGAAGCCAGTCCGACACCCCGAACGCCTTCAACCCATGGGGCTACCGGCAAGTTTTTCGCCAGTTTGGCTAGTCGTTTTTCGACGGCCGCTCTGTGCTTTGACACCGCGTTCCGCGCTTCGATTAGCGGGAAGGTTGCGGCGAAAGCTACGTCTGCCAGTGGGTGCGAGCCCTTGCCATGTGCGGCGTTGAACAGCTTGTCCGCGTCTTTGATTTCGCCGCCAGCGAGACGCCGGCAGAGCGCCTTTGCTTGGAGCGTCAGAGACTTCTCCGCGCGGTGCCATGCCTGACGACGGCGCCACTGTTCGCGGATTTCCGCAATGATTGCGGGATCGGCACCAACTCCGTGGCCTAAAAAGGCATCGCATGCTTGGCCGACCCCGCTCCCGTTACCGGGATGGTTTGCGACGGGCGACAACTCCTGAATGGTCCTAACGGACCTGGCAATACTGGTCGTTCCCGTCGCCCCCTCTTGCGAGGGGATAGTTGGAGCAGGCGACATGCTGCGGATGGTCCTCTCGGACACCATATCACTGGTCGGTCCTGCTCCCCCGGCCGAAGCCGGGATCTCTGAAATCTCACTGTGCATCACGGACCTCGGCCTGGAGTTCCGCAAGGCGTTCGTCTGTCAGCGCCTGGCCCGCCGTCTTCCCTTCGGGAACCGACTGAGCGACCAACTGCAACCAGCGCGCCTTGTGCGCCATGTCGCCCGCCTGACGCTCATAAAACCCAGCAGCAGCAGCGATCTCGGATCGTGTCGCCTCGCCCAGACGCTTGCCGCCCGGCAATGGAAACATCTTCAAGGTGCCCGAAGCCAAATGAACGACGCGCGATGCCTGCTCTTGGGACTGCCGATTGGGCGCGGCTTCAACAGCCCGAGGGGCTGACCAAATCCTTTGGCGCTCCTTTCTCACCTGCCCGTTCACGGCATCCCAGCATGCACCGGCAACGAGGGCGTCGGTCAGGGCATCTCGCAACGGAAGTGTCGAGCGTGCGGCGATCTCCAACATGCGAGCCGCCTCGCGCACATCGCCCCCGGCGTCGGCGAGGGCGCGACGCGCAGCGTCGTTGACCAGCTCAGCGCCAGTGATGTCAGTCTTCTTTGCTGCGGCGGCCATCAGTTCAGCCCTCCGTTCTGGAACGTGGTCAGCTGTTCTTCGGTGTTGAACAAGCGGCGGAACAGAAGTGCAGGAGCGCAGCCCTCGACGTTCTGAATGCAGTAGCACTCCGAGATTTCGAAGCCGCGAGCGCGAGCCTCGCGGGCCGCCACGCCCAGCCGAGGGTGCATGACCTCCATCGCCGCAATGAAAGTGTCCCACGGTTCAGGGGCCGAAGCCTGGGCCGCAACAGGCATCGCAGCGAGGGCAATGGCGGCCGGGGCCGAGAAAAGGTGACGGCGGCTCAACATTCGACCAGTCCCATTGCGGGAGCCGGACGTGCCGGGACGTTGGCGACGATGGCCGGGGCGCTGCCGCGACCGTTGAAGAAGCGGGCGAGGTCGCCGAGCGGGTAGGGGGCGGGCACCCAGGTTGGGTTAAGCCGGGCAGGCGTGTTATGGGCCGGGAAGGCCATGACCTGATCTCCTGGATCGGTTGCGGTTTAGGACCGAAGCGCGGGTTGCCGCCCTTGCTTCGGTCCGCCTTATATGACATCGTAAAGTCATGATGTCAAATGATGATGGCAAGAAATCGAAAAGAGGTCGCCCGGCGGTGGATACCGAGCCGGTCACCGTGCGGCTGCCAAGAGAGCAGCTAGAAGCGATTGACGCCTATCGCCGGTCTCAGGACGATCTTCCTTCCCGACCGGAAGCTATTCGGCGTCTTGTGGAGAAGGGTCTCGACCCGCAAACGCCCTGATGTCCTTGCGGACCCCATAGGCCAACAGCACTGCGATCCCGCCAAGAAGGGACAGCGAACCGGCCCCTAGGATCATGAACTTCGTCGCCAACTGACCGAGGTTGAATATCCTGTCGTCAAGATACGATGTGGAGGACTCAACGGTGGCGTCGAAAGTGACCCCGTAAACGAGCCCTACCAATCCTAGGATACACCAGCCCCAGCCAGCAATTGGCATGGTGCTGATGTCGTCAGGCTTCTTCCCTGTCTCGGCCATTCGTCACTCCTGAGTCGCCCGAGCCTACGCAACCCCCTCGTTTCCGTCGAGCTCCACGATCTCGGCACCAAAAACGCGGGCGATGCGGGAGAACTCAGCATCGGCCATCGCTTCTGCATCAGCCTCGGACCCTTGAGGGTCGAAGAACTGGCGCAGATAGAAGGCTGGGCCTGACAGGCTTTCCTCTCGGGCAAAACGCTCAGCCATCCAGCCGGTGAGAAGGAAGGCCTCGCGACGGGCTTTGCCGACCGCCTTGAGCCGAAGGCCGGTTTGATAGGGCGTGCTGTCCCAGAACTGCTGTTCGTCTAGGCCGGCGCCGACGGTCGCGGAAAGAAGCGCCTCCACCAAGTCCGTCGGCTCTTCGGAGGGTTTGCGGGTTGACCGTCCGCCTTTCTCGATGGGCCGAAGCGAGCCAGCAACCAGGCTTCCTCCAGCGCCTTGAACCCTTCCTCGAATGGGATGGGCTCGATGTCCTCCGAAAGCATATCGGATGCCGTCAGGACGCCGCCCGACGCGAGAACCAGCAGTTCGACCAGTGCGGCTTGACAGCCCGGCTTGCCCGAAATGACGCTCTGGAAGCGCTCGACGATCCAGTCTCTGCCGACGGCGTCGATCCTGGACCAGGTGAAACGCAGCGCTACCTCCCGCCCATCATGGAGCGGGAGGCGCGAGATGCCGAAGCGGGCGTCGTTCATTTACGGGGTGACCGTCGCGCGGTCGGGCTTGGCGTCGGGCGTGATCGACAGGCTGTAGGTCACGACGCCGTTGACCGGAGCGGCGAGGTTCAGCACCGGCACGCCGGTGAAGATCTGCGCCTTGGTGCCCCGGATCAGGCGGAACTGCATGGCCTCGTTGTCGTCCGAGGCCTCGTGCATCGCGATCTGCGCTTCGTCGGCAGCTTCGTCATGCATGGTGGCGGTGAGCGGCGTATTCGCGCGCGGGCCGGAAATGCTCTCGGTCGAGCCGGGCGCCGTGTCGAAGTCGGTCACGTCGATCCGGTTTTCCGAGAAGCCCAAGCCGTTCGCGACGGTCACGCCGGGGATGTTGGTCCAGTCGGGGGTGCCGGTGGCTGACAGGTCCACCTGCAGCTTCATATAGCCTTGCGCCAAGGTGGGCATGGTCAGAGGTCCTTTTTCAGTTGGATCCGGAGCTGAACCCGCCGACCGACCAGCGAGGGGTCAGTGGTCGGCGCTGCAACCGGCCCGGTAGCGGTCGCGAGAGGGCAGGTTCCGTCCTCGACCTCGATCTGTGAGGCCTGGAGGTGGAAGAGGTCGCGGATGTCGCGGCCCAGCGCGTCGATGGCGGCTGTCGAGCCGGTGTCGCGGGCATAGAGGCGGACGTCCTGGGTGATGTCGCGGATGGTCTCGGAGAAGGTGCTGGCGTCGATGTCAGCCGAAGGCGCGGCGATCACCAGAGCCGCCTTGCCTGAGAACTGGAAGTCGTCGGGGGCGCGGTCGTTGAAGATGGCGGCGCGGCCTTCGAAGACGTCGAGGCGGTCGATGATCGACGGCGAACCGTTCAGGTGGGCGAAGATGGCGGCGGTGCTGTTCATTCTCTCGCCCCCCTGACGAACGCCTCGGTCAGCTCGCGTTGGTTCTCTTTCGCCGGCACATCCATGAAGGGACGGGCGGCGATACGCTCGGTGCCGTTGTGCAGAGGCAGGGCGTAGGCGGCATTGGCGGAGACCGTCCCGACCTTGTCGTCACCGTCGTCGCGGATGATCGGATCGGCGTTCGTGTTGGCGACCAGATTGCCCAGGTCGCGGGCAGGGGGCTCTCCGGGCGCGGATGCCTGATGCTTGCCGTATTGCTTCCCGGTCCCAGCGCGGTTCAGCACGTCGGTCTTGAGGATGCGTTCGTATTCACCGAGAGCCTGTCTCAGCCCGCCTTCAGCGGCTCGATCCGACATGGCGTCGATGGCGCCGAGGTCTAGCGTGACTTTCGCCATGGCGGCCTCGCTGGCAGACAGATTTAGGCTGGGCGATGGCTATCTGGCGATGACCTTGAAGGGTCGGGGCAGCCACCGCCCCCTTGCGCAAGCGGGTCGAGACCCGCGCCCTACATGATGGCTGTTGTGGGTCGTGCGCGACCGCCAGATAGCAGTGAATTTTTAGCAGGGCTTCGCAGTGATCAGCAACCGAAAAATAGCATGCCGTATTTGAGAACGGGTGCTTACCCCTGATAGTCCTCAAGGGGCTTCAGCAGTTCTTGGCGCTGGAAATAATTCGTCCACCATGCCGTTCTCATTGCCAGATCAGCCTTGCCGATAGGCGGGCCTGATGGCGCGGCCGCTCGGGCGACTGTCTCCGACAACCTTTCCCAGAACTTCTCGTCCATAACCGCGACGCCGTTGAAGGTGGACGCGACCCTGGGCTCCACGTCGTTCTTTGGCTTGAAGAACTTCAGGTAAACCGCTCGCGCTCCTTCGTAACGACACGTCGCTAGGGTCAGGTTGTTCAGAGCGACCTCCACCTCCCTCTCCACAACCGCTCTATCGACGTGCTGCATCAGATCGTAGTTCGACTTGCTCATAGCTATCGCCTTTATTTAACTTGAAGCTTGTAGAGGGCCGCCGCCGGATCGCCGGTCTTGGCGATGACATTGAACGTCGAGGGCAGCAGGCCCTTGGCGGGGTCTGGGGCCGTGATCTTGTGCCCGGCGGCTGGGATGATGCCCGAGGGCAGGGATGCGCCTAGCACAAGCACCTGGCGGTCAGTGGCGGGGATGCCGAGGGCTTGCCGGCGATAGTCGCTGTAGTCGGTCAGCAGGACGAGGCAGGGATAGACCGTCGCTGGGCCAGTCTTGAAACCGCCCTGGCCATCCGGGACACGCGCGCCGGGCACCGTCAGGGCGCCGTCTTCGAAGTCGTCGCCGAAGTCGTCGAAAGTTTCCTGCGCGACGCCATCCAGAATGCTCATAGAGGCCACTTCCTGATCGCAATGAACTCGTCGCAGCGGCACGCCACGATCTCGGAGGCCGGCGCGCCACGCGAGGTGTCGCCGGGGAACAACATCTGCGCACCGCTCGGGCTGGTGAACGGCATGTCCAAGCCGCGCACCTCTTGCCCGTTCATGGCGTCGTGGGTGTCGCGCTGACGTCTGTCCTCTGTGGTGGACCAGCCGCGCACGATGTCCATGACGTCGATCCGGCCGTCATCGGCGAGTTGCTGATACGCCTCATGCTTCGCGGCGCGGATGGCGGGGAGGCCCTCGGTGCGCGCGATGACCTCGCCACGGAGGCGGACCAGGCGGGCGGAATAGCGGGTGACGGCGGTGTGCGCTGTCTCAGGCGGGACAGGCTTGCCGGTCTGGATCGCGCGGGTCACGGCGCGGTCGTAGCGACGGTCGCGCTGTTTCCGGGTCAGATAGTTGCGGAGCAGGGCAGGGTCCGTCGACGCCAGTTCGGCGCGGGCGGTGGCGACATATTCTCGATAGGGGCCGGACAGACCGATCAGGCCGCCTTCGCGGTTCCCGGTGGCCCGGCTGATCCGGCCGACCAGATCCAGCGCCACAGACCGGGGACCGACCCCGCGCGCCATGCCGTCGGCGAGGAAGGCGCGGGCCTGGTCGATTTCGCCCTGCGTCAGGCGGGTGATGAGGGTGGCGGCCGTCTCGCGGATGATCGCGGAGGCGCGCTGATTGCCTGGGTCAAAGCGGAAGCCAATCGACACGGCGGCCGGCATAGTTGCGACAGCGCCTTGGCCCCCAGCGGTGAAGGCTTCGACCAGCTTGGCTTCGACCGGCTGGAAGGCACCGCGGTTGATGTGGAGCGCCGCGATTGCGTCTTCGAAGTCGCCTCGCCGTATGGCTTGCTCCAGGCGGTGAAACTCGACGCCACGCGTCAGATCGCGGATCGCTGCCATGAAGGCTTCGGCGACTTCCACGCCAAACTTCGCCGCCAGCTCTCGGAAGAGCCGTCGCTGAGACGGTCGTTTTGCCATGTCAGTTTAGGGCTTCAGTTGTCCGGCGTGGTGGCCAGCCTCGGCCATCAGATCAAGATAAGCCTCGAACTTGGCCTGGGCCTGCTGGCGATGGTGCAGAATGGCCGCTTGGCCTTCATGCTTGGCGACCGACAGCATCATGGCCTCCGCACTGTCGAGCATAGCGCTGAACGCCGCGTCAGCGAGGTCCATCGGCTCACGGTGCGCAGTCAGGCGCGGATCGTCATGATCGATGCGGCGGGTCACGGACGGGACAGTCGCACAGGTCAGCATGTCAGCCAACCGCCCATAGGCCGAGGCCAGCCGGAGGTTTCTCGGGAATGATGAACGGGGCGAGCAGGCCTTCAACGGCGCTCAGCCTTAGGGTGTTGTCGGTGACGGCGTTGCCGCTGCCCTCGAAGTATTCCTTCTCGATCACGTCCACCTTCTTGCGCTTCAGGGCGCCGGAGTTGGCTGCGGAGATCGAGAGCGAGCCGGGCTTCAGCGCTTCCTGGATGGCGGCATGATAGCTGGCGATGATGACGTTGCGTGGGATCACGTCGGCGGCGACCGGCGTCCTCCACGCCAGAGCATTGATGCGAGGCCAGGCGCGCTCCTGGTCGATGCCCCCGGCCGGCTCACCACGGAACCGGACGCCGTAGAGGCCGTCGAGGTAGTCGCTGGCCCGCTGGCGCAGCTGGGCTACGGTCAGGTCTCCGGTCGAAGTGGAATAGCCGTTCTCGGCCGCCCACTCGGTGAACCCTTCGTCTGAACCGTAGCCTGCCACGTCTTAGGCCTTGGCCTGAGAGGTGACGAATGCCTGCTTGTCCTCGTCGGACATAGCGTTGAAGGCGTCGGCGTCGATCTTCGAGAGGCCTTCCAGCAAGACCTGCTCGCCCTGCGTGATGTTGAACTTGCCGCCGCCGTGATGCTCGGCCTTCAGGGCGCCGTCGTTGTTGGCGCCTTTCTTACCCTTCTGGCTGCCCGAGATGACTTCGAAGCGGCCCGCCCAGGGGTGCGGGGTGCCGTCGTCGTGATCAGCGACCGAAATCTCAGTGCCGACCGGGATTTCCTTGCCTTCGCCATCGTGGATGCCGCCGGCGGTGATCTTGATGCGCATGTTGCGCTCCTTCCTCTGAGGGAAGGGGCCAGGCCGGAGCCCAGCCCCGACGCCTTAGTTGATGACGGTCGAGGCGAACACGCCCGACTTGCCGTTGTAGTCGCCGCGGACTTCGATCCCCATCGCGCCCATAACGAGGAACTGGTAGTTGTCCGTCGGGTTCAGGCGGGTCATCGCCGTGGTGTTGACGGCCATGCCGATCAGCGGGCGGACGTACCGAGCGTTCGGCACGAAGCCGAAGAACTGGTTGCCCGTCAGCTTCCACGTCACCTCGATCTTCTTGATCCGGCGGTTCCGCGCGATGAACTCGCGGATGGTGCCGTCCTTGAAGCCGGCCGCGTTCGAATAGGACTTGTCCCAGGCGCGCGCGATATCGGGGCTGATGTAGAGGTTGACCGCCTCAGTGATCAGGTTGGCGTCCAGCATGGCGCCGAACGGCCCCACGAAGAACGCCTCCAGCTGATCCGACGTCGCCGTGGTGAGGTCGATGTTCACGCCGCCGGCGCCCGAACCGAGGTTAATCAGTTTGGTCAGGGGCGAGTTGCGCAGACCGTAGGCGGTATAGCCCTGGAACTTGATCTGTGCGTCGCCGTCCAGCGCGTAATCCGCCATGTTGCGATTGATCTTGTCCAGCGCGCCCTCCTGATCGTCCGCCAGGGCGTCGAAGTTGGCGGCCTGCAAGGTGTTCCACTCGCGCCATTCCCGGCCATAGCCGTCCGAGAAGATCGGCACGACGGTCCCGCGATAGTCGTAGATGGTCTTGTCCATCGCCACCGGCACCTGACCGGACAGCGAGCGGTGGACGGGGTTGTTGGTGTCCGAGGCGACGCGGCTCAGGTGAGCCATGGTGCCGATGTTGACCGGCTTGGCCAAAGCCATCAGGTCGGTCATGAACACCTGACCGCCGTCGTCGCGCATGACGCGGGTGGTGATGGTGTCCAGCTCCAGCCAGGCGTCGCGCGGCAGAACCGCCGAGGCATTGGCTTGGAACGAGGCGAAGTGGTCCTCGACGTGATGGAAGTAGTCCCGCGAGACCCCCAACTGATCCCACCATTCGGCGTGGGGCCGGGAGTTCGCGATGAGGTTCTCATCGAAGTAGCGCATGGTCCGACCCCTCCTTAGGCGACGGCCGTGTTGCGACGGGCCACGCGCGCACGCACGAGCTGGTCGGAACCGGTGTTGTTGTTGAAGGCTTCCTCGGAGACCAAGGCGATGTTCTGGCCCGTGGTGGCCAATGACAGCTTGGCTGCCGCGTTGCTGGTCAGCTTGGCGCCGCGAGCGACATTGACGCCGGACGGGACGCGGACGTTGAAGAACTGCTCGTCCAGCAACTCCATCGCGACGATGGTGTCGCCGGCGGGCCAAGCATCATCGACGCCCTTCAGCGCCAGATAGTTGTCCTGGACGACATAGAGCTTCTCGCCCGAGTTGGCGCCGGCCGGGGCGAACTTGGCGCCCGACTCTACGACCAGGGTGCCTGGCAGGACCGAGGTGTCGCAGATGCGTTCCTGGACCTGCGGCTTAACCTGATCGACCGGGCCGGCGTAGATCTTGTTGAAGCGGGCCATCTTACTTCACCGCCTTCGGGGCGACGTGGCCCTTGGTTTCGGTGCGCGGCGTGAAGCCGTTGGCGATTGCCGCGGCCTTGCCCGGCTCAGCCTTGGGGGCCAGGGCGCGGGCGGCGTTCAGGGTGAGTTCGCCGGCGGCGGCCTCATCCATGATGTTGCCGGCGACGATCTTCTCGCGAAGCGTCTTAAGCTCCGCTTCTTCCGTCGCCTTGGCGCTGTTGGCCTGGGCCTCCAGCTGGTCGTTGATCGGCTTCATCGCCGCCGCGACCGCGTTGCCGATGGCCGTGGCCAGGGCATCGGGCTTCATGCTCTCCGAGAGGGCGTCAACCTTCTGGGAAAGCGCGTCAAACTGGACCTTGTCCATGTCTTCCTCGTCTTTCGATGTGTTGGTGGAGGGTTGGTCCCGCTCGGAGCCGGAAAGGGCCTCGATAAGGGCTGCTTTTACGCGCTCCATCAGGGAGGCCTTTCGGACCTTCTCGATGGCGCGGACGGCGCTTTCGACCGCCCATCCAAGTTCGCGCTCGGCCTCATCGCTGAAGACCGAGTTGACGACCTGGATCTCTTTGCCCGCCGAGTTGACCATCATGCCGACGCCTTGGTCGGGAGTGGCGGCGCCGTCTTCGTCCAGAAGGATGGCGTCGTGGTCGAACTCGATGTCGCGAGCGGTGAACTTGTAGGGAACGTCGCCGTTGGCGGCGTCCATGATGGCCAGAAGGCCCGTCGAGGTGTGGACCGGGTCGCCGGCGTCGATGGCCGCCAGCACGCGCTTGCCGCCCTCGGACTGGTTGGCGCGCTCGACGTCGATCACCTTGTCCAGCAGGACGCGGCCGCCCTCTTGGCGCACGTTCTCATTCCAGGCGCCGATCCAGCCTTGGTTCAGGCCTTCGGGGTCGCGGGCCGAGAGGAACTTGCCGTTGACCGATGGGTGACCCAGAGGGGCAGGTGTCCGCTCCAGGGTCTTGAACGACTTGGCGATCTCGACGGCAGGATAGAGGATGTCATTCATGACGACATCATCGGGCAGCGTCGCCGAGGGGACGATGATCACGTCGCGACCGTTGCGCTTCTCGCGTTTGATCGCCGCCGAGTTGGCTAGGGTGCGGATGTTGACGCGGACCTGATCACCGGCCGCGAGGCCCTTGTTGACCAGGAAGGCGCGCGTCGGCGCTGCGGGCTGATACACGCGGGCCTCCTTCGATTGTGGGTGGATCAGGCGGCCGGAGCCGGCTGGTCTTCGGTCTGGGGCAGGTCCAGGGCGTCCTGCTCTTCGGCGGGGTCAGCCTCGTCGCGGAACCGTTCAGCGTCGCTTAGCGGCTCCATGCCCACCACGGCGCGGATGTCGTCGCCGGTGAAGACGATCTCGCCGGACGGCTGCTTGGAATTGACGTCGGCCATCTTCACGGCCCGGTCGATCTTCTCGCCCATCGAGCTTTCGGTCAGGTCGGTCCAGCTCAGGAACCAGTCCTTCTGCGGCAGCACCTTCACCCGCTCCAGGCGGTTGACAAAGGTCATGATGGCGGGGACGGCTTGGTTAGTCCGGCGGCCCATGTTTACCTTGGCCCACTCTTCGCTGTCCTCGGTCGAGGCACGCTCGCCGGTCTGAGAGCCGATCAGCACCTTCATGGGGATCGACCATGATGCCGCGAACGACTGCGCCGCCACGGCGAAGAAGTGCTCGGGCGAGGGAAGGTTGACCTGCATCGGCGTCGCCTTGATGCCGGACAGCAGCAGCGACTTGTCGAAGCCCTTGTTGAAGCCTTCGACCTGCTCGTCGATCTTGTCCACGACCTCTGCGACGGGGACGCCCATGGCTTGGGCCATGTTCTCGATCTTGGCGTCCTTGTCGATTTCCAGGCTGAGACCGGACTTGGCGTTCTTCCAGAAGCCCTCGCCGCCGCCGCCTCGGATCTTCTCCATGTCGAGCAGGGCGTTATAGCCGGGCTCTAAGGCGGAACGTCCGTTCAAGGTGCCGTCGGGCGACCAGACGATCACGCGGTCGGGGTGGATTTCGAAGGTGCGCGGCTGCTTCTGCTGGCCAACGGCCGACTCGGCGAAGCTGAACATGGTCGGTTGACCATAACCCTCCGACTTCTCGTCGGTGTCCCAGGTGCTGACGGTCAGCTGGCCTTCCCATGCGGGGATGACCTCGACCAGCCCCATGAGGCCGCCCGACACCGTGTCGACGGGCTCCTTGAACGCCTTGCTGTCGGCGAAGCGGAGGATCAGTCCAGAGTAGCAGCCGACCAGGCTACGGCGATCGCACTCGGCGAGATGTTGCCAGATGCGCAGATCGGCGAAGCGCTGACGGATGTCGGCCTCAAGCCCCGTTTCGCCCTGGTCGCCGCCTTCGGTGCCGTCCCGCTGGAACTCTTGCAGGTAAGGATTGTCTTCCCAGGTCTTGCCGACCGTCTTGTCCACGGCGGCGCGGGCCAGCGGGTTGCGGCAGTAGGCGTCAAAGGCGAGCTCGAAGCTGACCTGATCTGGATAGCCGAAGTCGGCAGCGTGGTTGTGCTTCTGGGCGCCGAAGAAGAAGCCGGGGAACATGGCCTGGATCGACCGCGTCGCGGCGTTGGCCAGAAGGTGACGCGCGCTCATCCGCGGTGCCGGCTCTTCAGGAACATGGCGACGGTCGATTGCGGCTCGACCTTCAGGTTGGTCACCGCCCAGACCAGCGCATCCATGCGGTTCGGCGAGAGGTCTCCCTGATAGCCGGCCGGGGTGGTCATCAGCATCTCGGCCTCCATCAGCGGGAACTGCTCGCGGTGCCTGATCCGCTTCTGGTCATAGAGTGCGGCGACGGGTTCGGCGCGGACCTGTTTGCCTCGGCTGGCGGACACCATGACGACGCGGGCTTTGACGCCGCCGGCGCGAAGCGTGCTTTCGACCATGTCGCCGCCGAAGTTCTTCTCGGCGACCACGCAGTCCGCATTCCAGCGATCGACGCACTTGGCGACGGCGGTGGCCCAGGCCATCGGCGAGGTGGCAGGGCAGGTGGCGTCTTCGAGGATGATGGCGCCGTCGCCGTATTCAGCGGCGACCACGATGCCGACGTCGTCACCGCCGCCCGATGGGTCAACACCTACGACAACCCGGCCCCAATCGCCCTCGGCGGCATTCCGGCCCTCACGCCACGCCTCGTCCAGCGCCTCGCGGTTCCAAATAGCGCCCTGGACCGACGGCATGTAGGCACCGAGCCAGATCCAGGCCGCCCGCAGCTTGTCCTTCAGGAAGTCCAACTCCATCAGCTCGCGTAGAGCATCAGGGAAGAACGGGTTCTGGTCGAAGTTGATCTTGCGGACGATGGCGCGCTTCGGCTTCACCGGGCCGCGGAAGAACAGGTCTATCGGATCGGTCGCCAGACGCGGGTTCCAGATCGCCCACAACTCAGAGATCACGGTGCGGAGGACGGTCGGGATCAGAACATCCAGTGATGCCTGCTTTACCTCCTGGGCCTCTTCCAGGATGGTCAGGCCGGCACCTTCCAAAGACTTGATGCCCTCTGGCTTTCCGCCCTTCCAGAGGCCGATGAACATGATCTTCTGACCGCCGAGGCCGACGAACGTTCCGTCCACCTCGCGGAAGTAGGTGCCGAGAAGGCCGAAGTGCTGGAGCCGAGTGCGAACTAGTTCCAGCGAAGACTCCTTCAGGTTCGCCATCACCTCCCGGAGGAAGACGACACGAAGCCGAACGGTCGTGACCGTGTGGAAGATCGCGGCATCCACGACCGACCAGGACTTCGCCGAGCCGCGTCCACCGTGGGCAGCGCGGAAGCGATATGAGCCGAGGGGCTTCGCGGTCAGGAACCGGAAAGCCGGGATCGGTTCGTAGATCACTCGGCCGTCTCGTAATCCTCCTCGCTCGGAGCGGGGACGGGACCAGGGGACGCGCCCACATAGGTTACGGTCAGCGCGCCGTTGAACACGCCGTCAAGTTCGACTGACTGCCGGGGCTTTCCATAAGCCCGGTCCAAAATGCCTGTAGCGGCCGATACTCGGGCGGACTGAGGGGCCGCCTTGTCGTTGGCCACCTCAACCAGAACCCCCAGGGCTCCCGCTGCATATGCCTTCGCCATCTCGGCAATGTCCCGCTTGGCCTGAGACACCTTGCCGGGTTTACGGCCCGCGCCGGGGCGAGCGCCACCTCGTGCGGCCATGATTTGATTCCGTTGATTGTTTTTCAGGCAGCCTCGGCTAAGCGCGTCAGCCTTTCGCGGATGCTCCGCAGCGCACACAGGCGCTCTTCGACCGAGGCGCCCATCCATACGCCCTCTTGCCGAACGCGATCCTCGCTCTTCAGCGTTAAGAGGCTGGCGCGGCATTGCATCGCTATCCGCTCCATCTCGGTATGGCTTCCCATGGAGATGTTGACGGTCTTTCGCGACCACTTGAAGATCGCACGGCGCTCCAGACGGAAGGCGTCGCGCTCTGACAAGTCCGAGGATATGATCCTAACCCGCACAGGCCATCCCTGCGCTTTCGCGGTCTCCACTTCGGACCGCAGCGTTTCGTTGTGACTGCGGGTCAAGTGAATGCGGTAGCGGTTGCCCGAGCCCTTGCCGACGTAACGCGTCTGTCCGTTGATACGAACGACATACACGTAGAACCGATCAGCCTTGGACATCCCTGCCTCCCGACTAGATGGCATACCCGCCGATCCAAACCCGCCTAAAGTGCGATCCCTCGGTCGAGCAGATCAGCCGTTCGAAGTGGTCCGCATTGCGGGTGGTGCGCTCGACGATCTTGGGCCAGCAGTATGAGGCGCAGATCGTGCATTCCGCATCGCGCGCCTGGCTTTCAGCAAGGATGCCGCCGACGTCAGCCGCCATCCGCACCCTCCGAGCAAAAAGAAAGGCCCGCCGGTTTCCCGTGGGCCTGATCTTCTGGCCGCGCGAAGCGACCTTGCATTTATGTACCCTGCTTCGACCGGTCGGAAAAGCCCCAAGTTATCGACCGAAGTCCGAGCCTCTGAACCACGTCACCTTCTGCTGATGAGGTTGGGGCGGCGGCCGGTCATTCGCGGGCTGGACCGCCTTCGCCGTGGCGACGCCGCGCGCGTGGATCAGGTTCTCGCCCAGGGCGCGGATCCGGGAAGCCTGGCTCTCGTCAGCCGTCTCTCCCGTCTCCGCCTCCACGGTCTGGCGCCAGTTTCGCGCCAGCGCCTTCTCTCCGGTCATCAGGGCGGTCAGCAGGCGGGCGTCAGTCGGGGATAGGCCCAGCAGCGTCTTCTTCACCCGTCCGGCCGCGTCGATCGCTTCCTGGGTGACGTTCTGGCCTGGGGCGCCTTCGACGGATGCGCGGATGAAATCGGGCCGGCGGTCGCCGCTCGACGCACCCTCTGACAGGTGGATGTCGGTCTCATGGCCCCGGAAGGCCTCATAGGCTCTCTGCGACAACGCCGGGCGCCCCTTAGGGAAACCATCGCTCGGCTTGCCGTGGCGGTTGCGGAGGATCGTGAACACATCACGGCGCCAGGCGCCCAGAATCTCCCCCGAGCGTTTGTCTGCGTTCACGTCCGCACCCTGAGCTTTCAGCCGTGCGGCTTCAGCCCGTCGCTCGCGGAGCAAGGCGTTAGACACCTCCAGCGCGGCTTGCGGTTCGGGCTGACCGATCTTGCGCAAGGTAATCTTGCCCTTCTTCTTCCGGCTCATGCTGCTTCTCCTTTGTGCTTTGAGATCAGGGTTTGTTTCCAGCCCTTGAGTGGTGGCCAAGGCACTCCCCACGCCTCTAGCTGCCGGCGCGTCCAGCCTCCTGCCGATGTTCTGGCGGCTTCGATTTCCTCGCGGGTCACGTTCATCTCTATCTCTATGATCTGTCTTGTATTTGCTGGTTGAGAGAGTCGTTGTCGGGGGCATAGGACGACCAGCCCTGGCGTCTCCGAGGAAACACCAGAGCCGGTCCATGCCCCGTGCGATCTTGCTGGCCGAGCCGAGCCGCCGCCTTGGGCCGATCTGGTCGAGTGACTATCGCCGGATCGTCGAGTGCTACTTGCGACACCTTGGTCATCGTGCCGGGAACCGCGCTTCACTCTTTCGGACTGCGCTTCGCCTGGGGTTCCGCCCCGTGGTAGGCTTCCGGTGTCTGGCGCCACTGTCTTCAAACCGTCCGCCAGGCCGGCCCCGCGTTCTCCAAGAGCGCGGGGTCTCTTCATCATCCCAGCGCCTCCCTAAGGTGCAGCGCCACGGCCCGAAGGCCTTCTCGCTGGTGCAGGTCGTTGAAGTCGTCGCCCATCTGCTTGGGCATCGTCCAATGACGACCCGAGCGGCGGGCGTAGAACTCGCCCGCGCCTTTCCACTCCAGCGTCTCGACAGGCTTGTCGTGGTCAGCTGCGATGCGCGATCCTGGGATGGACTCTGCCACCTGCCCGACATTGGACGCAGAGAAGGCCGATAGGACCGTCGCCGAGGCCCCCAAGAGGCGCAGGGCTGCTCTGACAGTCATGGCGGTCCCGATGCCCTCACAAACCCATGTGTCGCGCCCTGAGGCGATCCGGTGGGCGGCCCCGGACATGACGCCCCGAAGGATATTCTTCTTGGCGCCGCCAGGTGTGATGAACTGAACCGTCGTGATCGCCTTGCCGACGCGGCCGGGAACGATCAGGAACGGGCCCTGGCCCTCGGGCAAGGCGTGGGCCAGCATGTCGCCGAACCGGCCGGACGGGAAGAATTGTCGTGGGTCGTCGCAGACCAGGCCTAGCTCGTCCGGGAAGCCTTTGGACTTCAGGTAGGGGTGAACGTCGGTCCTGCATCCCTGCACGAGGTCGGCACAGATGCGCTCGACGTGCCGACGCTCGGTCTCCCGCTCGGCGTCTCGCTCCCGCCGGCGGGCTTCGATCATCGGATCGGCCGGGCGATTGTCGTTCGCGCCATCGACGCGGAAGCGGTGACTGATCGCAGTCTGATGGTTCCAGACTATCCCGCCGCATTGATCATCGAAAATCAGGATGGAGGCATCATCCTTACCGTGGCGCCCCTTGGTGTCGCTGCGCACCCATTTGCCAGGCATCAGACGACGACGAGGCATTTCAACCCCGACAGCGGAACAGGCATCGGACAGCGCTTGTTGCAGGGTGGTCATTCCAGCCAGCCCCAGTTCTGCTGGTAGGCGATGCTTCCGATGGTCCCCACAGACACCTGGAAGCGCTCGGCGATTGCTCGCATGGGAATGGTCCCCAGCAGCTTGCGGATGGACCGGACCTCACCCTCTGTCAGCTTGGCTGCCGGGTGCGCCTCCCCGCGATTGTGGGTTCCGTGAACAAGCCTGTCCGCCAGATTGTCGGCGCGGGTTTTCCAGACGAGATGCGCGGGGTTCACACATCCAAGATGGCCGTTCCCGCAAAGGTGAGCCGCCTCCTGACCCTCGGGCGCCGGGCCGTTAACGGCGGCGCAAATCAGCCTGTGCGGGTAGGTTACGGCCCCGTCGTGCCAAATGCGTCCATAGCCAGCGCTGGTCGCAAATGGCCACGTCAGGCAGGCGTCAGAGTCAAACGGCAGTGCAACCTCAGAAAGCCAGCGCATGGCCTCGCCCGGTGAAGCGTGTTTTTGCTCAAGAGGGCCGCCGTTGCGGCGCCAGCGCCAGTAGTGCTTTTCGCACCATCCGCGCGCGACGGAAGGCAAGTCGCAGTCCTCCACGGCGCAGCTCGGCTTTGGCTTCGGCTCGCGCGGTGATGCTTTGGCGGTCGGGTCACCGTACTTTCGCCACCGCTGATAATGGGCCGGGCAGAAGCCCCTGACGCTTACAGACTTGCAGCAGCCTTCGACGGCGCATATGCGCTTCTCAGCCATCTCGACCTCCTTACAGGTGGGGCTGGTTAGAGCGCGCGTTCGGGTTGGCGCCCGGCGCGCGTTCGCCTTTTGTGCCAGACTGCCAAGGCCTTCGCAATAGACGAAGCCGCCCTGCTGATCGTCGTCGATCAACACCGCCGCGTCGTTCTTGCCGTTCTTGCCTAGGGAATCCGTGCGGGTCCACCGGCCAGGCGCGCAACGGCGTTTGGGCGGCGCCACCCTTACGGCGTCGCAGGCTTGGCGCATGGCGTCATCCAGCGAGAGAGCTGTCATGCAGCCCTCTTCATCGGTGACTTCTTGCGGAAACGAGCGGTCTCACGCTCGATCAGGCCATAGGCAGCCGGATCTGCGACGGCGGGGATGCGAGCGCCATACCAACCAGTCGGCAGCTTGGCGCCAGGATAGATTCCACGGAAGACACCATAGGCCCAGCGACGCGCGTGATCTTCGCCCTGCCGTGTGTGGGCGGCGCAGTAGTTCAACGCGGCGTGCCAGACGTCCTTCGGGCGCTTCAGGCAGTCCGCCCTCAGGCCCCCGCGCGCCTGCATGCCGAAAGCGGACGGATCAAACTCGCGAAGTTCGCCCGCGACCGACTGAATGTCCGAGCGTGCCGGACGCTCCCAGCCGCAGGCCGTGCAGGTGTTGCCCCGCATGCCGCCGCCGCACTCAGGACATTTGAGCGGCTCGCGGGTCTTGGCCTCGGTCTCGCGGGCCACGCTATCGCGTTTGGTCGCCGACGATAGTTCTCCGGCGCCGTTGTCCCAAACGTCGTACATTTCGACGGCGAACCGCTCGAAGTTGCCGCAGTGGTCCAGCCACAGCGCCTTGCTCTTCGTCGGATGCGTCCGCATGACGCGGCCGATTTCCTGAATGTGGCTCGACAGGCTCTTACGGTAAGGCTTGCACGAGATGCCCACCAACACGTCAGGGACATCGAAGCCCTTGGTCAACACACCGCACGACACCAACCCATGGATCAGGCTGTCAGGGCGCCGAAACTCGGCGATCTTTTCGGCGCGCTCGTTGTCGTCGCGGTCCAGATAGCTGATCTGCTGGAAGTTAAAACCGGCCGCAGCGAAGGCGGCGCACAGCTCGCGGCCATGCTCGACGGTCGGGCTGAAAACGATGGTCTTGGCGGGGCCGCCGAAATGTTCAGACGTCTTGGCGATCCATTCCGCCACGACGTCACCGACGATCTTTATGCCGGCGGACGCGGCGCTCTCGTCGGAGAACTCGCCGAAGCTGTTGCGTCCGTATTCGCTCTCATCCGGCGATCTGGCGATATAGACCTTCGGCTCCATCAGAAAGCCGTCGTCGATCAGTGTCCGGGTCGTGGTGACGTTGACCATGCCCTCCCAATGATCGGCCATGCCGGCGGTGAAGGGGGTGGCGGTCAGCCCAATCGCGACGGCGTCGGGGTGATCGGCGATGAACTTCAACGTCGCCGCGTATTGGCAGTGGGCCTCGTCGTAGACGATCAGCGAGGGACGACGGGGCAGGGAGCGGCGAGCTAGGGTCTGGACCGAGCAGACCTGAACGTTCTCGCGGGGGGCCCAGCGACGGTTGATGCCCTGCACGATTCCGTGGTTGACGCCGTATTCGTCCAGCGTCTCGCTCGTCTGGTTCACCAGGGCGACACGATCCACGAGGAAGAGTGCGTAGCTGCCCTTCTCATCAGCCTGCTTCAGAAGGTGCGCCGCCAAGACCGTCTTGCCCGCGCCGGTCGGTGCGCAGAGGATCAGACGCTTTCGGCCATCGCGCAGGCCGTCTCGTAATCCTTCGACGGCTGCGTCTTGGTACGGACGCAGCACAATATCCTTTGGGTCTCGGAAGGTCAGCATCCCGCGACCTCCGCATAGGCGGCAGCCTCGGCCTCGGCGCGCGACTGCCCCCCCATATACTCGCGGATCGCCGCACGTTCTTCCCATCGGTCCAGCGCCGGCCACGACTCAGCACAGGCCGCGCGCCAGTGCGCCCTCAGCCAAGTCAGGGCGGCGGGCGACAGGCGGCCGGGCTTGAGGGTAAACCGCCACTCCGCGCGGACGATTTGCCCGCCGTGGGCCTGGATGCGGGCGAGAATGCTCACAGCGCACCCATGTCGATCGGCAAATTCTCCAGCTCCTTCACGCGGGCCTCAGCCTTCACGGCTTTCCGCTCCCAGCGCTTGGCAGCAGTCTGATGCTCGGCGATGCGGCCTTTGAGCTGATGCAGCTGGCGTTGAAGGTTGCCGATCACCTTGCCCTGCTCGCCGCTGGTGGCCTCAGTGAGCTTGGAGGTCAGGTCTTCTCGTTCATCCTTCAGGCGGGCGCTCTTTGCCTTTTCGTCGGCGAGATGGGCGCGCAGGCCCAACACTTCGTCGATGAGGGCGTCCGTCGTTAGCTTGGCCAGCTTCCGGCGCTCGGGATCGACGGGAGCGTCTGGCGCTGTGTCCCGTTTTTCGTTGGGCTCTGAGGGCGAGAGATCGGCCTCGACTCTGGCGACCTGATCCTCGGGTGCCAGGTTCTTGATGCTGTCAAGGTACTTGCCAGTGTCCAGGCGGGTGCCCTTGATCATGCCCAGGGCTTCGTCCGAGACTTTCTCGCCTCGCTCGGCGTCGCGCTGAACAGCACGTTCGGACTGGCCAGTTGCGGCGGCTGTGTCGGTGGTGAAGCGAGGGGCCTTTGCAGAGTCGCCAAGTTGGCGACTCTGGTCATGACCGCCGCCAATGGCTCCGTGTATGGTCTCGGGGTGCAGCGCCTCATAGGCCGCCTTACGGCGCCGGGTGAACTCGGCTCGCTCGGACGCGGTCAACGTCGGTGCGCACAGGTTCTCGTCGCACTCGGCGATGATCCGCTGATTAGCGTCCAGGTCCAATGTGATCGCGGGGACCGCAGTCATGCCCAGCATGCGGCAAGCTTCCAGCCTGTGCATCCCCGCGACGAGGGCGAACCCGACATCGGTCGGCGCCACTGTGATCGGGTTCAAGAGCCCGACTTCGCGGATGCTGGCGACGAGGGCGTCAACCTGGGGTCGGGACGCCTGACGCACGCGGTCGAAGGTAGAGATTTGGTCGATAGGGATGTTCATGGCTGTGCCTCGACTTCGGCGATCAGGTCCTGCAGCCCGTTGATCAGCTCGGCCTTCGGGACGTGCAGTCGTGCGGCGAGAACGGCGAACCGCACCGTCAGGCGTGCGGCTTGGCCATGTGGCGTGTGATCCGCGATGATGCGATCCACCTTGCGGCTGATCGTAGCGACGCCAACGGCGGTGTCCTTGGTCAGGTCTCTGCCGGCGCGCTCTGGAAACTGGACAATGGCGTTCATGCCGCCACCGACCTTGGTGTGCGCTGCAGCCCCTGCTTTCGAATCTGCGTCTTGGTCGCTGCGGGTGTGCGGTTCAGTGCATGGGCGCAGGCATCGGCCGTTGCGCCGGCCTCGCAATACATCAGCCGAAGGATGGACATGTCGGTGTCGGTCCAGGAGCGCAGGGCGGCGGGGTTTGGCGCGGCGAGCGGAGGCGCGGGCTCTTCTCGTTCCGGGAACATGATGGCGCGCACATCCGCTTCACAACGGCCGAGGGCTTTGGCGATTTGAGCGGGCGTGGCGCGTGGGCCGATGGCCTTGATGACGGGGACGCTCATGCGCGTGTTCCTGAAATGATCGGGCTGCTTGTTCGGGTGACCCGCCACCGGCTTAGGCTTAGCTATGCGGCCGAAGGCGGAGGTTGATCGGGTTGAGTTGGATGATCGTTGGCGGGGACGGGGGCGGGTGTCCGCTGGACGCTCGGATGAAGCAGGCCGGTCAGTTCCTGGCGGACGACGGCGCGGATCATCTGGAGATCGTCGCTGCTCAGCATGGGGTGCTCCGGCGAGGGAGACGGGGGAGGGAGACCCCCGCCGGAGCTTTCGCGACCACGTGGGGATCGGAGGGTCGCGAAATGGGAGCGAAGGCCATTTTAGAAGGCCTCCGAAACTTCAAACGGATGGCTGTTTCTCGACCGGGTAAGGCCGCCGCCACCAATGTTGCCGTTGTAGCCGCTGGGGCGGCGGGTTCCCCACTGCTCGATCAGGTCACGCTCGACTGCGGCGGCGTTTTCCACGCCCATCGCGGACGCGATGTGGAACACCTTGAACCCTTCCCGGCCGAACTTCTTGATGCCGTCGGACACGCAGGCCTTCGCCACGCCGGGCCATTGACGGGGCGGCAGAACATGCTGGAACCAGCGGTGCCTGACGCTATGGCGAGTGCAGCCGACGTAGCCGCGCCCATCCGGATCGATGGCCAAGTAGATACTGTAGATCGTCATGCCACTTCGCCTTGCGGTTGGGTGTCATTGGCTGGCCGTTTGGGCGGCAAGGGCCACACGCTCGTCGAAATGCCGAGTTCGCGCTCCAACTTCTGCGCCAGCGCCAGAGAGGGCGTTTTCCCGCCCGCGAGAAGCTGGTGCGAGTAGGGCTTGCTGACGCCGAGGCGCTGGAGGTCGGCGGCCTTGATGTTCTGAGCGACTTTCATGAAGCGCAAGGTATGCCATTCCCATACCTCAGAGCAAGCCAAAAAGTATGCTGTGGGCGAAACGACATCCGCGCCCGCCGAGCGCACAATGTATGGATGGAGAACAACTACCTTCGTGCTTGGCGGAAATTCCGCCACATGACCCTCGATGAGGTCGCGGACGCCATTGGCTCAACGAAGGCGACCGTTCAGCAGCTTGAAGTGGGCCGTATGAGCCTGTCTCATAAATGGCTGCTGAAGATCGCGCCGGTTCTTGGGACGACGCCGGGCATGCTCCTAGATCACGATCCTAACGACCTGCCGACCAGCGTGCTTGAGACCTGGGCCGCTATCGCCGCCGAGGATCAGCCGCAGGCCTTGAAGGTGCTGGAAAGCTTTAAGCGAACCGGCACCGAAGGCTGACGATCAGGCGGCCCGAGCGTCACCAGGCGGCGTGTCGCCCCAAGCCGCTATCATCCTTGGCTCATCCCACAGGTTTTCGTCGGGGTGGCCCTCCAGGCTGAACACCGCGACGCCATCAGCTCCGGTCAGCAGTATCTCTGCGCCTGCCCGCGCTCGGTCCTCATTCAAGAACTGCCGCACCTCGCCGCCGACCAGCCGGCCGCCCCGGCGCCAGAACGCCTGAGCGCAATAGATCGTCTTTCTGGCCATCTACCGCCTCCTCTCTCTCCCGTTAACGAATCGCCGGTTTTGCGCAGGAGTCGAGTCCTGTGGATCTGGCCTGCGTCCGAAGTTGGCGTAGGTCGCGGCGAGAAAAGTATGCCACGGCCATATTTCTTGTTGCAGGCAAAAGTATGATGTGCGCATACTCTCTCCACACCACGGAGACAGACACATGTCGCTTCCCACCACGACCGAAACCCCGAACAAGCGCCAGATCGCCAAGGCCGCCACGCAAGCCAAGCTGATCGCCGCCGCCCGCAGGCTGTGGGCTGAACCCGGCACCTATGAAGCCATCGGCATCCGCGAGATCGCCGACGAGATGGGCATGTCCACCGGCGCCGTCTTCGCCAACGTCGCCAGCAAGGCCGACCTGTGGCGGATCGCCATGGGCTATGAACCGCCCGTCGATGGCCCCGCCGTCCGCAAGCTGCTGCGCGCTGAAGCGGGCCGCGCCGCCTGCGCTGTCGCCATCGCCGAACGTGAGGCCGCGTGATGGCCGCCACCACCCAGCGCCGCCCCGGAAAGCACGAGGCCGCGCTTCGCCTGCTGCCGGAAGGCGCACAGATTGCCGATCAGGTCTGGGCCGGTTCGCCCAGCCCCGCCGCCGCGACCGCCCGCCAGATGGCGTTGCATGCCGGATCGTCCGCCGCCGCCCTGCGCGACTTCGGCCCGCACCGGAATGAAGTCGGCGACAGCGCTATCCGCGCCGCGCTCTACGACCTTCAGGCGATGGAAGAGTGCAGGCCGAACGCCGACCTCGACTATCTGATCTCGGTCGCCAAGGGCGATGCCCTGACCGCCATGCTGGCCCGCAAGGAGATCGGTGAGCGCAAGGCTGCTGAATGGCGCCGTGAGCTGACCGTCGCCAAGGCCGCAATGTTCTCGACGGCGGTGGCGGCATGAGCGCGAACCCGGAAGTCGATTTTGAAGCCGTGGCGAGCGGTGTTCTCGACGCAATCCGTCCCGTCGTTGAGCGTGAAATGAAGGAGGCTGTGAACCAGCTTTACGGCGCGACGCTGGAGGCCGTGCAGGATTACCTCAGCGATAACGCCAGCTTTAACATTCGCTCACGTCTGGACGCTGCGGAGCGGGACCGCCGCGCGCAATGGGAACGCGCTGAGGCCGCCATGAAGATCAGCGCTGATCTGCTGGAGGCACTGACTGCGCTGGAGGGCGTGGCCAAGTTCGGCGGACTGCCGATCCAGGGCGAGCTTGAAGACGCGCGTGCTGCCATCGCCAAAGCCAGGGGTGCGGCATGATCGCCTATCGCCACTTCGCAGGCCGTATCGTCACCATTGGCGGCAAGGTCTGGACGGTCGAGCGGGCCGAGGCCCAGCGCCGGTTCTACCTCGACGACATTGACGTCCAAGAGCGCAAGCTGAAGCCGACCCGCCCCGATCTCGCCGAGACGATGATCGCCCACAACCTCGAAATGGCGACCCAGCTGTCGGCCTGCATCGCCCTCGCGATCAGCGCGAACGACGACTTCGCCACCCCTGACACTGACCCTTCCGGTTCGGCCCTGGCTGTTCCGGAGAGCATGGGAGCCGCAGCGTAATGGCCTACGAATATGTGAAGCAAGCCTGCGGTGTGAACCCAGTCCCCGGTGCGCGCGTCCGGCACACAGTGACCGGAAAGTTCGGCAAGATCGCAGGCAAGAAGTCCTACGACAACTACGTCCACGTCGTGTTCGACGGGTTGAAGTTTTCGATGCCCTGCCACCCGAAGGAGCTGGATTACAGCCCTGTGGAGGGCGCCGCGTGACCGACATCCGCATCACCACGGCCGATCCGCTGTTCCCCGCTGCCCGCGCCACCGGCAACCGCGACCGCTCCATGCCTGTCGTCGGCTGTTCCGATTCGGTCGGGCATTGGGGCGATCCGCGCACCGCGCCATTCGACGCCAGCGTCACGCCTTTTCGGCTGCTGGCTCTGGTCCCCGCTCTGCTGGCCTGCATAGCTCCAGTTGCCGCGCTGGCCCTGTTGTGGGACCGCCTGCCGTGACCGATCCCCGCGCACTCAACTCCGCTGGATACTTCGTCTGGAACCCCGCTGGCGGCCCGCCGACCTACCGGCATGACGATCAGGAGGCAGCGACCAATGAGGCCCGCCGTCTGGCGGAGAAGCACCCCGGGCAGACCTTCATGGTGGTCGCCACGATTGGCGCTTTCTGCCTGCCCAAGCCCGGCCCTCGCTGGACGCCCTTGGAGCCTGAAGACCGGAGCATTCCGTTTTGACCAACACCCCTTTCCCCGCAGCAGAGACCGGAGTGGCCCAAGAAGCCCTCCGGGATGCTGCCGAACCTTCGGAGCAATCCATGACGACCCTGACTGTTGAGCGCGACTATGGCCTGATCTGGGAGGGCGAGCGGCCTGCCGTCGCCAAGGCCTACGTCGCTGCCCAGAAGTCGATGGAGGCCATCAAGAAGGCCGCCAAGAACGATCACTTCAAGACGAAGTATGCCGATCTGGCCGAGGTCGTTGAAGCGGTCGTGCCTGCCCTGAACGAGCACGGCATCGGCGTGATCCAGAATGCTGTGAACGACGGCGAGTGGGTGTCGATCACCACCACGCTTCTGCATGAAAGTGGATCGTCGGTCAGCAGCACCCTGCGCCTGCGTCCGGTGAAGAACGACCCCCAAGGCATCGGCTCCGCCATCACCTATGGCCGCCGCTACTCCCTGCTGGCGATGACTGGCGCCGCGCCGGAAGACGACGACGGCAACGCGTCATCGGCCCCGCGCCAGCAGCATCAACAGCAGCAGCGCGAGCCGGACTTCCCCAGCGCCGCTGCTCAATACGCCGCCGACCAACTGCGCCAGGCCAAGACGAAGGAAGAGTTCACCCACTTCTGGGAGGGCCAAAAGACCGGCCTGCGCGAGACGCTGGACGACGGCAACTACGCCCACGTCATCGGCGTCATGCGCACCGAGGCCAAGCGCTTCGCCGAGGCTCCGTCGGAGAAGCCCGCCGGCGACGAAACCCCCTTCGATCAAAAGGAAGCCGCCTGATGGGCAAGGTGATCCGAACAGCCCCCGTGTCCTGTGCTTTCTGCGGCAAAGTCGTGGAGAAGCGGGCCGACCGCGTCATCGCAGCCGCAGCAGCCGAGAAGCCGCTTTACTGCGACCGCATCTGCATGGGGGCGGGAAAAGCTCAGGCAAACGCTGCGAGACGCGCTTCTGAGCGTCTATCCGACTGCTTCACCTACGATCCTGAGACCGGTGCTGTCTCCCGGCCGCTGAAACGCGGACGCGGTCAAACCGGTCCCGTCGGCGTGGTCGGACTGAATGGCTATGTGGTGGTTCGGTTCAACGGGCGAGCCATAACGGTCCACCGTCTCGCGTGGGAACTGCATTACGGCAGCGCGCCAGACGGCATGATCGACCACATCAACGGCGACAGAACCGACAACCGCATCGTCAACCTTCGTCTGGCTACGGCAGGACAGAACCAAGCCAATCGCCACCGGTCCATCGGTAAGAGCGGCCTCAAGGGAGTGAGCCTGCATCGTTCGACCGGACGCTGGCGCGCGACGATTCAGGACCGGCATTTGGGCCTATTCGACACCCCGGAGGAAGCCGCGAAAGCATATGACGCAGCGGCTGTCGCCACCTGGGGCGCGTTCGCTGCACCGAACTTTGGAGGTGCGTCCAATGGCTGATGGCACCGCAAAAATCCAGAACTCTCGCCCCTACGACCTGATCACGGAAAGTATCGAGGATCTTCTGGTCGAGGCTCGCAACTTCGCCGACGGCGATGCTGTGAATAACCAGGCCCAGGCCGATCAGGTGTCTCGGATCATCGACGGGCTGAACAAACATGCCAAAGCGCTGGATGATGCCCGGATTGAAGAGAAGAAGCCGCTCGACGAGCAGGTGAACGCTATTCAGACCCGCTACGGAGCGTGGATTGCAGATCGCAAAAACAAGACGCCCGGCAAGGTGTGGAAAGCTGTCGATGCTCTGAAAGCCACATTGGCGCCGTACCTGTGCAAGCTGGACGACGAGAAGCGGGAGAAGGAGCGCATCGCTCGCGAGGAAGCGGAAAAGGCTGCCCGTGCCGCCGCCGAGGCGATCCGCACAGCCGACGCCGCCAACCTAGAGGCCCGCGAGGCTGCCGAAGAAAAGATCCGCGAGGCCGAGGACGCCCAGCGCACCGCCAAGATCGCAGCGAACGACCGCGCCCATGCCACCGGCGGCGAGCGTGCCATGGGCCTACGCACCAAGCACGTCGGGACCATCATCGACCTGAACGAGGCGGTGAAGTTCTACTGGTGCCAGGACGACGGCCCGTTCCGCCGTCTGGTCCAGAGCATGGTCGACGCCGACGTCCGCGCCGGCCGCCGCGGCTCGATGATCCCCGGCGTGGCGATCACCGAAGAGCGGGTTCTCTAGATGATCGATTTCTTCTCTCGCTATGAATCCCGCATTGAGGTCGGCGCTCCATCCGGTTGCTGGCTTTGGTCGGCCGGGGCTATGCCTGATGGCTACGGTTGCGTCAGGCCGAACGGCCGGACCTTGCTGACGCATAGGTTGGCTTATGAGGCCCGCCACGGCGTTGGGGCAGCCTCGGGCCATCTAGTCCGACATCGATGCGATACGCCCGCGTGCGTCAATCCCGATCATTTGGTGATCGGCACCCCTGCGCAAAACAGCCGCGACGCCGTTGATCGGGGCCGGATGGCGCGGGGAGAGAAGGTCGCAGGATCGCGCCTGACGGAAACAGACGTTCGCGCCATCCGCGCGGCGTATGTTCCGCACAGCAAGCATGCAAATCAGCGTGCGCTGGCCCGTCATTATGGCGTGGACCAAGGCACCATCATGCAGCTTCTCCTCCGCAAGACGTGGAGGCATGTCGTATGAGCCGGTTCGCAATCCCCCTGAACGCTTTCACCCGCGAGCGCGCCCATGCCTGGATCGAAAAGGCCTGCCGCGAAGGTCTCGGCATGGTGATGGAAGTCCGCGACGGAAAGCGCTCGGACGCACAGAACGCGGCGCTCTGGTCCTTGCTGGGGCAGATCGTGAAGCAGCGCCCAGAGCACAACGGCGTCCAGATGGATGCCGAGACTTACAAGGCGCTCTTCATGCACGCGCTGGGCCGCGAGGTCCGCTTCGTGCCGACGCTCGACGGCACGTCGATGCTGCCGCTGGGCCTGCGATCGTCGAAGCTGACCAAGTCCGAGTTTTCCGAACTGCTGGAGCTGATCCTCGCCTGGACCGCCCAGCACGGCCTGACGGTCGAGCATTTCGACATGGCGCCCGCTAACGACACCGGCGCCCAGCAGAGCGAGGCCGCGTGATGGTCACCGCTCAAGAGCGCATCATCCTGCGCAAGGCCGCCGAGATCAAAAGAACGAAGAACCGCGAGATCCGCATGAAGATCGCGGCCGCTCGCAAGTCGGGCGGAAAGGCCAGCCGGGGCAGGGAGCGCGACACCGGCTATCTGGCTTTTTTGCGTCGCCAGCCGTGCGCCTGCGGATGCGGTGCGCCAGCGCCCAGCGATGCGGCTCACATCCGCATGGCCAGCCCGGAGCGCGGCAAGCTGCCGACAGGCATGCAAGTCAAGCCGTCCGACCGGTTCGCCGTGCCGCTGAACCGCGTCTGCCACGACAAGCAGCATTCGATGAGCGAGGCCCGGTTCTGGTCGGCCCTGGACCGCGACCCCTTCGAGATCGCTGATCGGCTCTACGCCGAACATCAGGGCGCCGCCTCTTCCTCCAACAGGGAGGGCTGAGAGGATGGGCGTGTCATCCGAAGCGGTTCTCGCAGCGCTGCGGCGCGCGGTCGAGGTGTCGGGCGTCAACGTGGATGTTGATGACGTGATCGGCCGTCGCAAGCTCGAACTCGCCATCCAGAACGAGCTTCAGCGCGAGCGCCTGATCTGCTCGGGCTGCGGTGACCTCGAATGGGAGCCGGAAGAGTGACCGCTCCCGCCAAACCGCCAATCCCATGCAGCGAACCGGGCTGCGACGCACCGGGCAAGGTCCGCGTCGTCGGAAACAAGGCGTGGTTCTGCTTCACCAACAAACCCGTTGGAAGGAAAGTCGTATGAGCAACACCGCTCAGATCGAAGCTCGCCTGTTCTCGGGCGCTCGCCTCATCAAGACCATGGATCAGGACGCCGCGACTGGCGCGACGTGGGCCTTCGAAGACGGCCGCCCTGCGCGCGCTGATCTCTGCCAGAAGATGGCGGACGAAGGCGTGATCGTTCCTGGTGAAGACGGCCTGTTCCCCGGTTTGGGCCAGACCTACCGCCTCGCGCCATATCCCAAACCGCTTGAGGTTTTCGTCTCTGAGCGCTGCGGCCCTGATTGGGTCGTGGCCAAGCGTCGAACGGCGAAGCTCAAGGAAGCGCACCGAACCGTCATTCTCCCCCGCGAGTTCGCTGCCGCTGAGCGCGAATGGACGGCTCGTCACAGGATCGCAGCATGAGCGGCAAGACCCTCAAGGAGGCGCGATCCGAATGGGACGCCGCCACCCGGGCGTGGAGCAGGGACGACTGCGCCGACGTCATGAAAACCATGAAGGCCGGTGAGCGGATGCTCTACGCGGCCATCGACTTGATCTGCCTGCTGGAAGACGCGGCGGACAGCCAGAGAGCAGCAGCATGAAGAACAAGCTTTCCGACCTGAACAACCACCTGTTCGCTCAGCTTGAGCGGCTGGGCGAGGAAGACCTGACGGCTGAGCAGATCGACAAGGAAGTTGAGCGGTCGAAGGCCATTATTGGCGTCGCGGCGCAGATCGTCAGCGCCCAACACCTGAACCTCAAGGCCGTCGAACTGATCGCCGAACACGGCGAACGCTTCCACGACAAGCTGACCATGATCGAGGCCCCGCGATGAGAGGCCAGCGCATCATCTACAGCACCGCCGAAATGGCATGGTTGGAAGCCAATCGCATGATGGTCATCAGCGACTATCACGCCGCTTTCCAAATGGCGTTCGCACGGCCCGAGATCTCGGCCATGAATCTCCACAGCCTCCGGAAGCGGAAGGGCTGGAAAACGGGCCGAGAGGGCGATCGTTATAAAGGGAGGCATCGCAAGTTCAGCAAGCCTGAAATGGCTTGGCTTGAAGCCAACAGCACTCTGCCAATTTCGGACTATCATCGGTCCTTCATCGAGGCTTTCCCGCGCGAGGACGTGCGCCCCAGCAACCTTCATGCCCTGCGCAAGCGCATGGGATGGAAGACCGGCAGAACCGGGCATTTCACCAAGGGGCAGGTGCCCCCGAACAAGGGCAAGCGTTGCCCTGAGGGCGTCGGCGGCCGACATCCGAACGCGCGACGCTCGCAGTTCAAAAAGGGCCAGGAGCCGCACAACACGAAGCACCTGGGTCATGAACGGCTGTCGAAGGATGGCTATGTCGAGATCAGCGTTGCGGAGACGAACCCTCACACCGGCTATGGCCGTCGCTACGTTCACAAGCACGTCCACCTCTGGGAAGCGCAGAACGGCCCTGTGCCGGAAGGCCATTGTCTGAAGTCCCTCGACGGCGACCGGACAAACACGGACCCCGCGAACTGGATCGCTATCCCACGCGGCGCCCTGCCTCGCCTGAACGGCGGACGTGCCAGCCGGGTCATGGCCTACGACACGGCGCCAGCCGAACTGAAGCCCGCCATTCTCGCCATCGCGCAGATCGAGCATCGCGCGAAGGAAATCGCTCAGCAGGACCAAGCAGCATGACCGCGACCCAAGCCCCCACACCCGGCCCGCTGAGCGGGGATGACGTGAAGCTGCTCGTGAAGGGCGATTTGCTGCGTCGGATTGACGGAACCGTCGTGACGTTGATGGCGGATGGACTACCAGACGCCTCTGGCGGCGAAACCTTCATCGGCCGTCCTGACGCTGACGGCTGGATTTTCAACTCGCAAGGCTGGGCTGAAAACCCCGTGCCGGGAGCGACGGTTGAATACCGTTGCCGTTCGGGATCAACATGGGCCCTCCCGGTTTCGGTGCCGTCTGAGGCTTTGCGATGGGGCAATAGCGGATGGTCGGGCGACATCGTCGCCTTCCGCCTCGCCCCCACCGCTCCGGTCGAAGCGAGCGGGTCGGAGCGGGAGCATGGTCCGAAATGCTGGGGCGGGACGTCGTTCTCTGATGAGATGGCGCACTGCTATTGCGGCTCGACAGACCTCCGCCCCCAACCGAGCGGAGAGACGCGATGACTTGGTATCATGGCGCTCGCGGCGAAAAGACCATGTCGGATTTCGTCGCGGAGATTCTTCATCGCGTTCAGATGGAAGCCAACAGCGGATGCTGGCTCTGGGAAGGCCAGAACTGTCGAGGCGGTTACGGCTCGGCCAAAATCGACGGGCGGAAAACCCTAGCCCATCGCCTGTCTTACATCGCGCACAACGGGCCTCTTCGCGACGACGAGCACGTTTTGCACTCCTGCGACACGCCAGCCTGCATCAATCCAGATCATTTGCGTCCTGGAAGCAGAGGCGAGAACCAACAGGAAGCGCGGGAACGCGGGCGGTTCTCTGGTGAGGTGCGCCCCTACAGGCGGCTTAGCGAAACTGAGAACGAAGCAATCGTCTCTTTCGCCAAAGCGGTCAGCGTCCGCGCCGCAGCGCGCAAGTTCGGCATCGATCCAGCGACCGTCAGAAGGAAAATCAAAAATGCAAAATGACCTACGAGAGGCGGTGGCACACGAGATTTACGACTTCCTCGACGAGCGCTTCCCTGATGCGTCGATGCCGGGCGGTGTTCAGTTGTTCGCTGATCCGGGCGACACCACCGACGCAAATATGAACCATGAAGCGGGCTGCTTTGCACTCGCAGACCGCATCCTCGACCTCGCCTTGGGAGGCCAGCAGGGCGGCGGGGAGGCCGATAGAAAAGCAGCCGAATGGCCTTCGTGTGTGGCCTGTGAGGACAAGCCTGCTCCGGGCAACAACCCATGTGCCGTGTGCGGTCTCACCACCCCCGCCCGAGCCGAGGCCCCAGACGAAGAGGCGGCTACTGATGATCTGGTTGATCGGTTTGCGGTCGCTCTGAAAGCCAAGCTGCGTGCGGCTGGCGAGAAATATGGCTTTGACGACGCGTGGAAGGCCGATGATTGGCGCGACAAGCTGATCGAAGACCTATTGCGTCACATCCAGAAGGGCGACCCGCGTGATGTCGCCGCCTATTGCGCCTTTGCATGGCATCACGATTGGTCGCTGTCACCGAAACAGGACGATTTGCGCTCTGCGGCTTTCACTGACCGAGGGGCAGAAGATCGTTACGTCTCGCAGGACGAAGAGGCGGCGGGGGAGCGGGAAGCGATCATCCGCGCCATACGCGAGAATATCGAGGTCATGGGCGTTCACTTCATCGGTCACGACCATGCGGCTGACGCCATCCTCGCCATTCGCCGCGCCCCTTCATCCCCGCCGCCCGCCGCCGATGAAGACAGGGTGCGGATCGCGGTCGAGGCGATCAAGGCCGAGATTAATGCACCCCTGACGGGTCCAACGCATGGGGCATGGGACCGAGGACGCATTGCGGGTCTGAAAGAAGCCCTCGCCGCCCTGAAAACGGAGGGGAAGTAGATGGCCCGCCTCACGCTTCGACGCCTAAACGCGATGGACAACGCTCTGTCTGCGATGCTCGCGGGCGAGGACAACACGGGCGATTGGGACGAAGCTGTCACCCGCGACGATCTGGAAGCTGCCAGCGAATGGGTCAGCGCCCAGATAGCCAAGCGGGTAGCCGCCCTGAAATCGGAGGGGAAGTAGATGGCCCAGCGTGACCATTATTACGAGGTGCGCGTCTTCGTGCCTTCATCCGTGGAAGTGAGCGAAGACCGCATCCGCTGGTACTTGGATCACGCCGTGCGCGGTTACCATCGGCAGTTTGCCAGCCCCACGGACCCTATTCGCGGCATGAACCGATGCTCGGTTGACATCAAAAAAGTCCCGTTCGCCGCCCTGAAATCGACCGCCGCGAAGGAAGGGGGTGGGTGAGATGAGTATGTTCGACTGCCCGCATTGCGGCGACACTCACCACGTCAACGACTTTTGCGCGACCGGCCCTATGTCGCAGCAGACCGCCCCCTCTAACGCGAACACGTCGGGGCTGGAGGTGGTGAGGCTTGAGGCACAGTCAGGCGGTCCTTCTGGCTCATGGTTTCTGATCAACGATCCTGACGATGTGGCGTTTTGGGAAGAGCAAGGTTACCCGGTTCGCTCCCTCGTCACCGCCGCATCCGCTCAAGCCAGGATCGCGGACCTAGAAGCAAGGGTCGAATATCTACGCGGCTCCCGCGATGGCCACGCTGCCCATGCTCATTCCGAGTTTGAGGCGAGGGTAGCCGCCGAAGCCCGAGCGGATAGGCTGGCTGAAATCGCAAGCAAGTTGGATGCGGCGATTTCCTGGCTCGACTATCCATTCATCGACAACCGAACGGCTGAGCCAGAGCTACGGTCGCGGGTCGGCTTCATGATGAAGGATGCTGAACCATACCGCGCCGCCCTACAGCAGGAGACACAGCCGTGAGCGATCCTGATGACTTCTACGATTATGAACCGGACGGCATTCCATGCCCCCGCTGTCAGGGCGACGGAACGGTTGACTGCCATTGCGGCGGCGACCTGTGCGTCTGCGCAAACTATGGCGAGCGCGATTGCCCGACCTGCCACGGCGAGGGCGAAGTCTCCGAAGAGCGCGAAGCCACATACTTCGAAAATCAGCGCGCGGCTTTCGAGGCAATGCGGCGCGTTTTCAAGGACACGCCCCAATGACCCAGACCCCCACCGATGCGCTGCGCCTGGTGCCTGTGCCGTATGTCGTTCTGAGCGAGGCTGCGGGCCTTCTCGACTGCGAGGGCTACGGACCGCTCGCCCTGACGCTCAACAACCTCCTAGCAGCCGCCCCCGCATCGCCGCTGCCGGAAGCCGGTCAGTTATCCAAGAATCTTGGACAACTGAAATCGGGGCAGTCCTCCGGGATTCCCGGTGAACTGAACCCTGAGTTGTTTGCAGAAAATGCAAAGAAGTCGGAGGGCTGGCAGGACATGACGTGTGATGAACAGTTCGCGCTTGCGACAGAGATCGCCGCCAACATTGGCTACGTCTTGCAGCCCGAGCCAGATCATCCCGATTGTCCACACACCAGACAGGGCATGACGAAAATCCTGCGCGAACAACTGAACGACAAGTCGCGTCGCCTTCGTCCGCTCCCCGCCGCCCCGTCAGGAGGCCCGGCATGACGGATCATATCGGTAAGGCCGCCACAATGATCGACCTAGACGCGCTGGAGAAGCTGGCGGATCGCTGCTCGTTTGGTGATCCGTGGTATACGGAAGAGAACCTGCTCGGACGACAAAACTTCGGGCAGTTTCTCCCTCAAGATCGGGCCTTCATCGCTGCTGCCAACCCCGCCACCATCAAGGCCCTGATCGCTGAACTGAAGGAGGCGAGGGGGCTGCTGGAGGGATGGACGAGACTGTGTTCAGATGATCCGTGTGCGATTGGGGTGTCTTTTGTGGCCGGTGATACCCGCTCCTTCCTCGCCCGCAATGGGAAGGGGGAGGGATGAGCGCCGTCGTCCTGATCTGCGCGACCCTGCTCATGAGCGACGGGGACAGCGGGCGGTGCGTCACCGCCGACGGCGAGCGCCACCGGGTGCGCCTGGCTGGGATCGATGCCGGGGAGGTCGCACCTCATACTCGCTGCCGCCACCGGCCGGATGTCTGGGCCTGCTCGCCAGTCGCTCGCTCCACGGCTTCGGGCGCGGCAGCCCGTGCGCGTCAGCTAGCCAGCGCCGGCGCCCGCTGCACAATCACCGACATCGATCGGTATCGCCGCAATGTCGCGGTGTGCATGGTCCGGGGCCGCGACCTGGGCGCCCAGCTGGTCCGTGAGGGGCTGGCCATCAGCGAGATGAACTTCGGAGACCCTTACCGGCGTCAAGAGGACCAGGCCCAGAGAGAACGCAGGGGAGTGTGGAGATGAGCGCGGCGAACGACAACTTCGTTCTGACCTTCGACCAAACCTGTCGTGAGCTCCAAGTAGGAGAGCACACCTTGCGCGCCATCATTGCCGATGGTTCCCTGCGCGCCGGCAAGATCGGGCGCCAGTGGCGCGTGAGGCGCGACGACCTGAATGCCTATCTGGAGGCCCTGACGTGCCGGTCTATAAACGCGGCGACATCTGGTGGTACGACTTCACCGTCAACGGTGAGCGATACCGCGGCTCGACCGGCGCGCGCCTCAAGGAAGACGCAGCCAAGATTGAAAACCGTGAGTTCCGCAAGGCGCTCATGGGAGGTCTACACCAGGACATCACCCTAGAGGCGGCCGCGGATCTCTGGTTCGCCGCCAAAGTCGCCGGCCGCAAGAGCGCCAAGACGACGGCGCATCGCGTCGAGATCATGCTTCGCCATCTCGGGCCGCGCACGAAGCTGACTGACATCGGCCCGCTGAAGGTCACCCAGGCCGTGAACTCGCGCCGGGTCGAAGCCATCCGCCGCGGCAAGAACCGCAAGCCGATCGACAAGCTGCCCAGCGCCGCGACGGTGAACCGCGACATCATCGACACCACCCTTCGGCCGATCATCCGGTATGCGCGCAAGAACCTTGAAGTCGAGATGCGCGAGATCGACTGGTCAGAGCTGCGCCTGGAAGAGCCGCGGGAGGTCGTTCGCTGGTTCACGGATGAAGAGCTCAAGGCTCGTTCCGATCATCTGCCCCATTGGCATCAGCCGATCCAGCGCTTCATCCAGCGATATGGGGTCCGCCTGCGCGAGGCCTTCTTCCCGCTCTCGGCCGTCCACGACGACGGCAAGACAATGGACATCTATACTGCGGTTCGGAAGAACGGCCCCCACGTCGTGACGCTGTTGGAAGAGGACGCCGCCGAGATGCGGGCGCGAATCGGTCGGGCGGTAGCCGCTGGGCTCGACACGGTGTGGTTCAGGGAGATGAAGGACGGCTCTCTGACCGCCATCCACTGGCGCGCCTATCAGTCCGCAGCAAGCGCCGCCAATCGTCGCTCAGGTGTTCAGGCCCGGGCCGTTCACGACGACCGCCACCACGCCGGCACGACCCTTCTCCGCAAGACAGGCGGCAATCTGGCGGCCGTGAAGAAGCTGCTTGGGCACGAGGTCATATCCTCGACCATGCGCTACGCCCACACGTCACGAGATGACCTTCGCGACGCTCTGCGTCACGCATACGGCACAATCGAGAATGTGACGCCGGAAAATCCCAAGGAAGCCGAGGGTTAG